GTTTTGGAGAACTTAGGGTATAAAACTATTTATATTTATGGAATTGATTTAACTGATAGATATAAAGTGTTTAGGCCCTATTGGGAATCCTATTCTTTTAGTGCGAATATAGTTTCAGATTGTTCTGAATGGATGAACAACTTAATTAAAGACAAGATTAAAAATGATTATGTTAGATATGAATAAATTTATAGATTTTTATAATTATTTAGAAAGTAAGGTTATCTCTGATGAAGAAGGGATAATTCATGCCAATTGGGCGAAGAATCTACAACCCTGTGTGTCCGCAGGGGTCATGCTTGGTGAAGCAACCTGGATTATTTTTTGTTCTGGTATATCATATAAAGCTGCTCGATCTATGCAACGTTTATATTTGAATAAAGGTATTTGTAATCATCGTAATAAATACAATGCGATAAAAAAATGGGAAGAAAATTATAAAGAATGGTGGCAAGTATATTGCGAGTGTTTTTCTAATAAAGAAAAAATTGAATTTTTATCTACTCTCCCTTATTTTCGTGGAGAGGCTTTAGTATATCAACTTTGTAAAAATTTGGGAATAGTTGATTATTGTAAGCCAGACGTACATTTAAAAAGATTAGCTTTAAAATGGAAATTTTCTAATCCTCAGATTTTATGTGAAAAGATAGCATTTTATTCCGGGCAAACAGTTGCATATGTTGATACCATTTTATGGTTTGCAGCTATGAAAAAATGGGCATATGAAGATTTTTAATTTTATTTTAATATTACATAAAATAAGGTTATATTTTCTATTGACTTTTTATTTTGTTTTTGTTATAATACGAAACTGTAAATTTAGTACCCATGTGTCACTAAACGAATGAAAAAGGAAAATGAAATGACAGACAAAGTAAAAGTACCTAAAAATGCTTTTAACTTTTTGCTTGCTACAGATATTCATTGTTCATTTTCAGATGATGAATCAGAGAAAGTTTCTAAATTTGAAATGGTCGGATATAGTGGGGAAATTATTCCAAACCACTGGTATTGGGGCAACCTCGCTTTTGATTTGGATGGGTTTTCTTTCAAGGAAAAATTTCCAATTCTGTGGTCCCATGATCATTTTGATTTAGATTCTATTCTTGGCTATTCAACCGAGCCAACTATTAATGATAGGGGATTGGTTTTTACTGAAAATGAGGTGACTTTTGTAGATAGTGAAAAGACCAAGAAGTTTAAAGAATTTTCTAAAAAAGGTGTTCCATTTCAAGCCTCTATTTCTGGTAAACCGACTAAGATTGAGTTTATTGAAGAAGGCGAGGAAGCTATGGTTAATGGGCGAGTATTGAAAGGTCCAGGGCATATTTGGAGACAAACCAATTTCAGGGAATGCTCCGTCTGTGTGTTTGGTGCTGATGAACATACAAGCTCTAAAATGTTTACTGAGGCAGGAGAGGGGGAAGTGGAATTAGACACTTCTGTTTTTATTTCATCTCTCAATGATAAAGACAATCAAAATCAAAATCAAATGGAGACTTTTATGGATTATCTAACTTTCCGTAAAGAGCATCCAGAAGAGGCTCAGAAGTTTACTGATCTTATTCTAGAAGATGCTACCAATAAGTTTGCTAAAGAAAAAGACCAACTTATTGCCGACCATGAAGCCGAGAAGAAATCTTTTAATGAAAAGATCGAATCTCTTGAAGAAACTGTTAAGCAGTACGAAAAAGAAAAAACCATTGCTGAAGAAAAGGCCCGTAAGGAATTTGCGGATGCTACTTGGGATTCCAAGCTCAAGGAGGCTGGTATTCCTGAACGTCTGCACGAAAAGGTGAAGGCGTTTGTTTCCAGTGAAAAGTATTTTGTTGAAGGCGAATTTGACAAGGATGCTTTTGTTGCTGCTGTTGAAAAAGAAATTGAATTTTGGGCTGAAACTGCTACCGATGAAGATGCTGTTCAGGGCGGCGGCGGCGGCTTTACCAAGAAAATTGCTGGTGAAACCGAATTTGACGATAAGGAAGCTGACGCTACCGCCGATGTTCTCCTTGGTCTGGTTCGGTAATAAAGGAGTATAAATTATGGCTATTACTGATGCTGCTAAAGTAACTTACGGTGATACTCCACAGGTTAATCGTGGCGTACAATACGATGTTACCCATCTATATACTGATGGATTTCCTAATGATGCAACCATGCTTGCTTCTCTCAAGATGAAGAAGGGCTATGGTCTGATTGAACAAGGCACTGTTGTTGCTGAAGATGCCAACGGTGAGTTTGTTCCTTATGTTAAAACAACCTATTCTGATGATGTTGCTACTTCCCCCTGTCTGGCTGATGTGTCCTCTGGGGGTACTACTCTGACTGTGAGTGAAGCCGAATCTGGCAAGTACGCTGTTGGCGATGTTCTGATTATCGGTGACGATACTCCTTCTTATCAAGACCTTGGGGCTATTACTGATATTTCTGTAACCAATGGTGTTGCAACAATCACTTTTACTAATGCAATTGGTACTTCTGCTTTTACTACCGCTAATAACGCTCACGTTTATGTTAAAACTGGTAGTTCTGGCAAATTCTCTACAGCCAAGTTCATTCTTGATAAGCCTGTAGATACTGGCTATGGCTCTACCGCAAAGGGTGGTCAGGCGTCTGCTATTGTTGCTAACGCCATTATTTATTCTCCCCCTCTGTTTAACCTTGACGCTGATGCAATTACTGCGCTTGGCGTTGTAAAATTTGGCAATCGCGCCTACGTAAAGTAAGGGGAGGTAAATAATATGCCAAAAGGTCAAGTAATTCCTGAGCTGCAACTTAGTGTATTAAATAAGTTTATTGAAAAAACTCCTACTCCACCTTCTATGGTGTTGAGTAATATGTTCCCCACTAATAATGCGCCGAGCGATTCCCTGGAATGGGAGAGCCGGTATGGTTCTGCGGAAATGATCCCCTTTGTGGCCCGTGGTTCTCGCGGCCCTAGTATTGGGCTAGATGGTGTCGGTAAGCATTCTGCAAAGGCCGCTTACTTCACACAGACAGCTTTCCTAGGCGAGGAGTTTCTTAATAATCTTCGTCAGCCTGGAACCCGCGAGCAAAAAATGTCTGGTCAGACTGAAATTGCTCGTCTTATGAATCGTTTGCTTTATGCTAATGATCGTCGTAGGGAATGGATGTATAGTAAGATGCTTTTCGACGGCTCAATGTCTTACACCATTAAGGCTTCTTCTGCCACTCCCACTTTTGCTTCTGTTTCTTGGGGGATTCCTACTTCTCATCAGGTGACTCTTGGTGCGACTGCTCGTTGGTATGGTTCTTCTGGTGAAGTTGCTGATCGGGATGTTTTTGGAGACATGTTCAACTTACGTAACCGTCTTATGGACTCCCTTGAGACTGAACTTCTCGACCTTAACGTATTCCTTAATGGTCGCTTGATTCAGTCTCTTATCAAGGATTCTGGTATTCGTGATCTAGCTCAGACTCAGAATATTTCTGAAGCTCAGTTGGTCAATAATGCTCCGGGTGCGCTTGCTCAGATTCTTGGTGTTGGTTCTATTGTTCCTTATAATGCTTCCTACACCATTACCTCTCATCTTGCTCAAGCCTACACTTCTGGTACTACAATCTATGTTGTTGATCCTACTGATTTTGTAGTGGGTGGTGAAGTTTACATTACTTCCACTGTAGATCGTGCCGCTGGTCCTCGTGCTACTATTACTGCTGTGGATACCGCAACTGGTGCTATTACTATTAATACTGATCTTACTGGTGCTACTGGTGTGCCATTTAAGTCTCAGCTTGCTATGCGTCAGTGGTTCCTCGACCCACGAAAGGTGGTAGCGGTGGTTCCTAGTGTCGATGGTCAACCCATTGCTGAACTAATGCAAGCTCCTTATGGTAATGACGGCGGCTACGGTAAGCGTATGCGTACCAAGATGGAAGAGTATCCCGACGGTATTCATCTGATTTCTGAAGATTTATGTATGCCCGTTTGTTATTTTCCTGCTGCTGTATATCAACTTACTGTATCTGATTAATACTAATTAAAGGTATATAAGGGAGGGGAGCAATCCCCTCCCGATTTATATTTAGGAATATATTTTGGTATTGCCCGGCCTGCCGCAGGACCGGATGGAGGTGGTCTTAATGGCGACAATCGAGATGACAGTGCCTCGGATCGGGATGGGCCAACCGGCTACAAGTGAGATGCCCGAGGACCCGTATCGTCCTGATTTGCCCACTGGGATTAACTACAGCGTAGTAGGCGGGGACGAGACTACCATGATCGTGCGTATCGACGAGGCTGACTTCGCGGTTGTGGAGGAGTATCTCAATGGCTAACATCTGGGCTGATGATTTCGACGCCTACTCGGCAGGCGCTGACATCTCTAGTAGTGGGGACTGGGTGTTATGGTTTGACAAATCCATCATTGCTGCTAGTGACAATGGCACCGATGTGCTCCTCGGCGTGAGTGGCACTGGATATCATGTGTACGAGGCCCAGGCCGCGATCAGCACGGCGGACTACGAGGTTAGCGTGGATATTTATCGCCACGCTGTCGACCTCGGCACCGATTACAAGGGCGTTTTTGGGCGTAGGACTGGCAGTTACTACTACTGGCTGCGGTACTCGATATCTGGAGTAATCCAATTATACGTCAATGACGGTAGTTGGACTAATCTGGGGCAATACAACTATACCATGGCCGTTGGTGAGACCCTGCGGCTCCGTTTGCGGATGGATGGCGACCTCATAGAGGCGTACATCAACGAGGCGACATCTCCTATTATATCCGTTACCAATACTGCTCTGCCGGATGCCGGGACCGCCGGGCTTTGGCATTATGGTGACAGTCAGTATTCGAGTGGCTGGACATTAGCTAAGGGTCTGTACTGGGATAATTTTTCTATCGACGATCTAGGAGCCGCAAGTGGAACAACCTATCAAGTCGCCGCTTTGGATGGTGTGTCTTTGTCTGAGTCCACTTCCATAACCACGATCATCCAGGGAGCGGCCATTGACGGTGTAGACTTTGTCGATTCCCCGTTATCCTTGCTCTCTATTCAGGGTACAGTGGAAGACGGTGTATCATTGTCTGAATCCCTCGCCGTCACACTCTCCATTCAGTACACAGTGGTGGACGGCGTGTCGTTGTCTGATTCTACTTTCGTTACACTCACCATCCATAGCACAGTGGTGGATGGTGTAATTATTTCAGACCTTGCTGGGGCATCTCTGACTATGCCCGTCCAGGTCTCCGATAGCATTGTGTCGAGCGACGGCGTGAATGGAACACTTACCTTGTCCGTGTCTGCTGTCGATGGATTTGCAATGTCCGACGATGGTTCAGCCACCATGGTCATATCGGCTACCGCTATTGATGGTGTCGGATTCAGCGATTACCCGGCTGGAAATTGCACCTTCGTTGTCTCGGCTCAGGACGGATCGGTCTTGTCTGAATTGGCGTCGGTGGTCATGGCCGGAGACTATCCGGTCATCGTCACAATGGAAGTGACATCGAAAGCGTCGGGGATGACATTCTCAGCCGCGTCCGGGTCTATGATGTTCAGCGCGAAAAGAGCGAAGATAACCTTTAATAACTAGGAGTGATACCATGAACGGAGTGAAAAACGGTATGCGAGTTGGGGGCTTTTTCGAGTTCACCTGTTATGACGCAGATGGCAATGTTAAGTGGGTGGACCGTGTTCACAACCTGGTCGCCAACGTCGGCCTTCAACATATTCTTGATGTACTGTTTGCTGGCACCACGCAGGTCACCACCTGGTATGTCGGCCTTACTGCTGAGAGTCCTGTGCCCGCCGCTGGTGACATGCTGGCCTCACACAGCGGTTGGACTGAGTTTTCCGACTACGCTGACAACCGCAAAGAGTACGTTGATGTTCGGTCTGATCAGTCCGTTACGAACTCTGCGTCTAAAGCTTCTTTCAGCATTAACGCTTCAGGGACTGTTGGCGGAGGATTTCTTGCTTCTGCTTCTACTGGGACTTCGGGCACTTTGCTAAGTTGCGCTGCACTTTCTGGCGGGAATATAACTTTTGTTGGCAAACAACCTAGAATAGATTTTTAAATTTGAGGCAAAATATTTACAAGCTCATCACGAAGTTCCTGTGGCGTGTTCTCCAATGGAACAAGCGGATATTATAACTATGAAAACCGCTTGTAAATCTTGTCATAAGCAAAGTCATATGGAAGAAGATGGAATGGGTTATGTCGAGTTAGCCAAAGTAGCAAATCAATAAAAACCAATAGAAAACAAAATAAACAAAAAAGGAGATTTTTACAGATGAAAGTTATTGTAAAGAAGACTGTTTCAGGAATGGGGGACACTTTTCATGTGGGGGCTATTTTTGAGGGGAA